CAACAAAAACAACAACAAAAAGAAGAAGTCGAGCGTCTTAATGAATTAAGTTTAGAAACTTTAGACAAGTATAAAAAAGCAGCCGCTCAATCTGCAAAAGAAGCTGATGCTAGTGGAGATTATGCCAAAGGACATAAGAGATTCAAAGGTATCATCCAAGCTACAAAAAAACAATTTAAGCAAGATATAATGAAAGAAGCTAAAAAAGATCCGCGTGAATACGGATTTGAAGGTGATATGGCAATGTCACAACTTCGCTCAATTATGAATCATACTCAACAACTTCTTGGTATGCTTCAGCCTGATATGGATCTTCCAGAATGGGTTCAACTTAAAATAACTCTAGCTCAAGATTATATTGAGACAGCAGCAGATTACATGCAAACAGAACTTCAAAAAGAAGAAGTTGAACAAGTAAATGAAAAGCTAACAAAAGATATGTCAGCTGGAAAAATTATTTCTGACTTTATTCATTCCGATGATCCTAAATTTGACGGTAAATCAAAAGATGAAAGAAAAAGAATGGCACTAGGTGCATATTATTCTATGCATCCAGAAAAGTCAAAAAATGAATCAATTGAAAATAAAATGTATAATAATATAATAGCAAAGTTAGAGGAAGGTAGAGGTAGACCTCCAAAAGAAGGATCAGAAGCCTGGAAACGTAGACAAGCTGCTTCAGCAGCAGGAGAAACAGTAGATGAAATGCCTGCTCTTGGTTTCCAACTTCTAAAGCACAGAGATCAAGGCGAACGCGGATCGGGAATGATTAAGTTTAAAGATGGTTCTTCTCATAAAGTATCTGCTCAACAGAGAGATAAAGCATTGAGATTTATGTCTTCGTTATTGGGTGCAGGTAAAGATCCAGTCGCTAGACAAGAAAAAATTAAAAATATGAGCAAGAGTCATGATGAATTCTTGCAGCATATTGGAGAAAAGCCAATGCGAGGTCCAGAAAAAAGACATCCTATGTCTGCTATACCAAAAGAAGATCCAGCGGATGAAAAAAGAAAATGATAAATAATTAAAAAAAGGACTTAACTAATGAGTAAACCAGATATACATAGTACATTTTTGCATCTTGTTGATAATTTAGAAAATCATAAGAGTGGACTTGTAAATGAGCATGGTAAAGAGGCAAGAACTGCACTTGAAAAGGGCGACTATAATCTAGCGAAACATTATATTGATAAGGGTCATGACTTATCAAGACATTTTGATAGAATTCATACCGCTGCAAGTTTGCTCACTAAATCAAAAGATGATGATGCTGTAACACATGCTAAAGATTCATTGTTGAATCTTCATAGTGGCTACTTTAAAAAAGCACAACATCATCTTGACCTTGCAACTGATTTTCATAATGAAAAATCTAAAGATTCCGTAGCGGAATCTAATGAATCGAATCCTGAATCGATGGCCGACTATCATCATTCAGAAGTTAAGCCATCAAAGACAGGTGAAATTTATGCTAAGAGTAAAGGACCAACAACAACATCTGTAAAACCTTCAGGAACATCAACCCACATTAAAGCCGGAAAAACCGGTGAAAAATACGAGGACGTTAAAATTATGTCACAAGATAAATATACAAAACTAGCCGAAGCCGCTTTCGGCTCACTCAATCAGAATAATCCATTTAGAAATGCACCCATGAAAGAAGAAGTCGAGTATCTCGATGAAGTATCATATGAAAAGGCAAAAAAAACTTTAGTTGACCTAAATAAAATAGGTCATGATAGACAAGATCCTGCTACCACAAGATTTGTTAGACATGATTTAAAAGCTCCTCCAGGAGCTTATCTAGATACATCAGGCGAAAGAAATGTTGCTAGATCATTTGATAATATAGCCAGACATATTGAAAGAAAGCATGGACGTGCTGCGGCAGCTGCGGCTGCTCATGCTGCTATTGGTGGACCGTTTAAGAGTTCAGATTCTTATGGATCAGCATGGGTCTCTGATAAGTTTAAAGCTTTAGCAGCAGAACATAAGCCAGAGAAGATGGATGAAAAAGAAACCATGGAAGAAGGCGATGTCATCAAATTTCCCGGTAAACCAAAGCCAACTCCAAAACCATCAAAAGTAATTACTACTGCCACCAGAAGACCAGCTGGTCCAAGGCCAGTAAAAGAGAATCTTAATCAGAGATTCCCTGATGTTGAGAGAGATATCGCTGCTATCATGAAAGAATCATACAAGAAAAAGAAAATGATGGAAGATGCCACTAATATGCATATCACAACTCCTGAACAAAGAGAAGATTGGTTAAATGTTGGTCGCGGTGCAATGGATGTTGTTGATTATATAAATAAGTATAAAGTTTAACTAGGAGATATCCAGATGCCTTTATGGACAAAAGTAGATAGTGCAGCAGGTGCACCAAAATGGAAAAGTATTGCAACCGGTTCATCTACAGCCAATCGCGGGAATACTCTTTTTGCAAATACAACTCCAAGTGCATTTATTAATAATCAAGCAATCGGTGTTTTTGGAGCTAATACAGGCGAAGCAGTTGCATTTCCAGGAAACGGTACTCCTGGTTGGATCAAGACAACTGTTGGTACTGGACCAGTATTATCACTTTCAGTAACAGGGGGTGCTGGATTTGTTAATGGTGCAACAATAACAATTTCAAATGGTTCATCGAATGGAGTTGCAGTTATTACATCAAATGACAATACAAATGCAGTTTCTGCTGTTGTTACAAGCGGTGGTTCAGGATTTGTCAATAACTCAGTAGTTGCAACTACATTTACTAGAGAAAAATATGCAAATGCTATTGCAGGCACATTTAATGGAGCAGGAACAGTTGGATATGTAAATGGTAATATTGTTACTATTTCAAATGCTACTATTAATGCTACTGCAACAATAAGCACAAATCAAACAGGTGGAACATTAACATTTACTCTTACTAATAAGGGAGTGTTTTCTAACTCAATAACAAATACTCAAGTTGTCTTTACCATCTCGCAAGGAGCCGGTGCTTCATTAGGAAATACCTCAGTGGGTATTTTCACGGGAGCAAATCTTTTTGCTTCAACTGGAGGAACAATTAGCAATGTTGTTGTTGGTGGTAGAGCGGGTAGAGTTCAAAGAGAGCCTCTTGTTGTCTTTAAGGGAATGACAGGAACCGGTTCATCTTCACCATAAGAGTAAGTTATGGCTGGTAAAAAATATAGTGATATATTTAAATCGTCCAATACTACATCTGTAGTGGACACTGATTTATTTGCATTAGAGAGGGCGGATGGTAATACATACGTCCTCCGTGCAAATTCAGTTTATACATATATTTCAAATAAAGTTTTAAATACTAGAAATGTTACGTATGTAAATACTGCAACTTTTACCGCAAATTCATCAACTGACTTGATTATTTGCAATCCTGAAGAAGCTCAAAGCACAATTACAATAACTTTTCCGGCAACTGCTCCCAATAAGCAATATACTGTCAAATGTACAAATACCATTAATTATGCTGTTATAGTAACAACTTCAAATCCTACTTTAACTAAAATTGAAGCTCTTTCGGGAGGAGCAGTTGGAAATACAGTAACATTATCTACTAATGGTCAATTTTGTACTTGGATTTCTTTTGGTGGTGCATATAGAAAAATAGCTTAAATGTATGATAATATCAATGAGACTAACTTTTTGTTGTATGCAGCGAAACACTATAATAATATAGGTTGTTTTGATACTGAAGAGTTTTTTGCAGATTTAAAACGATTTAAGTATTTAAAACGACTATTTAATAAATATAAAGAAGCTGGAGATTTGAAAGAGCGATTGATTCTTAATCATATAATTATACTGTATAATATCTTTGGTCTTGAGCCTGCGACTAGAATGTTATTTTTTAGATTAAATGACCATTATGATTGTTTGAAGCCCTTTCTTGAATTTCTTGGTTATATGCCTAAAAAAGTTTATGATATAGGAATAATGAGGAATGATATAGATTGTTCTGAAATTGTAAGTGATCAAAACATAGAAAATATACTGAGGAAAATATGAAAAGTTTTAAACAATTTGTCAAAGAAGAAATGGGAAGTGGGGCAGCCGGTCTCCAGTCCTCAGGAGGATCTCCTTCTGTTCCAGGAACAACAACTTCAGGCGGTAGAGATCCAATTCAAAATCATATTGTAAAAAAAACATCGTATGGATCATTGAAATATAGACAAGATAAATTGAGACCTGGAGGCGTTGTAATGCCAGAGGGTACAGTCGCTGATCAAAAAATAATTACAGCAAATAATTCTAAAACTGATCCAGATCCCACTGGATTTGTTCAAAAAAGCTCAAAAGAAATTGAGGGAACTGTTAGTTTTGATAAAAAGTTAAAAACAAAAAAAGGTAACTAACAGATGCCTGAACATATAGTAGGATTTCCTGCATTTCCATATAATGGCGGAAATACAGTGGATGTTCGTTTGTCAGTATTAGAAACAAACATGCATACAGTTCAGACAACATTAGAAGCAATTGAAATAGAAGAAAGAGATCATAGAAGAAGTCATACCGCACAAACAGAAGAGATAAACTCGAAAATGGAAGCTTTGAGGAAAGAGCTTAGAGATGATTTATCTACAGTAAAAAATGACTTGACAAAAACAATAGTCGACGAAATTGCAAAACAAAATAAAATGTTAGACAAAATCTCCGATAAATTAGATTCAATTGAAAAATGGAGATGGATTGTAGTTGGATTCGCAACAGCAATAGGATTTGTTATTGCTGAGTTTGGAAAGTGGTCTAAACTTTTTAATTAAAAATAAAATTATATATTTACATTTAAGCATTTTCTGGTATAATCAGGAATGTGCCTGATAATGATATAGTTTTGAAAGGTTTTGCTATGCTTTGGATTGATAGAAAATATGTTAATCTCGTTTCGCCTAGACTGTCGTTATTCAAGATAAAGTCGCATTCTCCTCTTTCTGCTGTATGCAGATGTCCTATCTGCGGAGACTCAAAGAAAAATCCATATAAAACTAGAGGATATTTCTTTGAAAGGGCAGGAAAAATTAGATTTTTTTGCCATAATTGTGGTATTTCAAAATCAATATCCGGTCTATTGAATGATCTAGATCCTACTCTTAAAAAAGAATATGATTTAGAATTATTTTTAGAAAAAAATCCAAAGTCAATTGAAATTGTACCTATAAAATCATCTAAAGAGTCTACTAGTGATCCTCTTAAAAGAATTAAAAAAATATCTCAATTACATGCTGATCATCCTGTAAAACAATATATTATAAAAAGAAAGATTCCTTACAATCAACATTATCGATTGTACTATGCTGAGAATTTCTTTTCTTGGACTAATTCAATTATTCCTGATAAATTCGAATCTACGAAGAAGGATGAACCCAGACTTGTTATTCCTTTTTTTGATGAAAACAAAAAAATGTTTGGATATCAAGGACGATCTCTTTCTTCTAATTCAAAAGTCAGATACTATACAATTATGTTTGGAGAACATGATAAAGTATTTGGATTAGAAAAAATTAATCTAGATGAGCATGTATATGTTGTAGAAGGACCTATAGATAGTTTATTCTTGCCTAATTGCCTTGCTATGGCTGGAGCAGATATAAATCCTAAATTATTGAATAAAGAAAAGTCAACAATTATTTTTGATAATGAACCTAGAAATTCTGAAATTTTAAAAAGAATGAGAAATTACATTGACAAAGGATATACTGTTTGCATCTGGCCAAATACAATAAAACAAAAAGACATAAATGATATGATCCTATCTGGAATGAATATTAATACTTTACTTGACATAATAAACGAAAACAGCTATAGTGGTTTACGTGCCCAGTTTCATTATGCAATGTGGAGAAAAACATGAATTTGCGAGAAAGCGAATTGTTCTATGCTAGACTTGAAGGTAAGTTTGCCGCTCTCGATGATGATCGAGATAATGGTAGGTTCTATATGAATATCCAAAGGGACAAGGCATCAGATTCAGAATATTGGAATATATTCTATGATTCGTATCATGAACAAATGCAAATAGAGGAAGCGCGATGCAAGTAAATTTGATTTCAATTTCTAAGCCAAATACAGAATATACAAAATGCTCAACAGCACAAGAACTAATTGCTTGGGCTGCTCGTGTTTCTAATCCCGGCAATCAGCAAAATCATGAAACAGCTCCAAAGCTTTTGAGGTATCTAATCAAGAATAAGCATTGGTCACCTCTAGAAATGGTGCATATTGCTATTGAAATTAAAACCACAAGGGATATTGCCCGGCAGATTCTTCGGCATCGTAGTTTTTCCTTTCAGGAATTTAGTCAGAGGTATGCGGATCCAACAGTTGCTACTGAAGTTGAATACAAGGAAGCTCGTCTTCAGGATCCAAAGAATAGGCAGAACAGTGTCGATGTAAATGATGAAAGCCTGAAACAAGCTTGGCAATCAGTTCAGACAAAAGTCCAGATGAATGCAATGGAAGCTTATGATTGGGCTATTCGAAATGGTATTGCCAAGGAACAAGCCCGAGCAGTTCTTCCCGAAGGCATTACTGGTTCGACTTTGATTATGGCAGGTTCTCTGCGTAGTTGGGTTCATTATTGCGAGCTTCGAATGACAGAAGGAACTCAGAAAGAGCATCGAGATATTGCCAGAGAATGCTGGAAAATTATTTGCTCAGAGTTTCCAATTATCGATGGTATCATCGATACCTCAAAATAAATATCCTTTTTCATCATCAATTTAGAGAGATATAAATTATGGCAGAGTTTACCGTCTATCAACAACTGATTCACAAGTCCCGCTATGCCCGATTTATTCCAGAAAAAAATCGGCGAGAACATTGGAATGAAACAGTTCAGAGATATGTTGATTATATCTTTGCTAAGGTGGAAATCGATGATGATAAACTGAAAAAGGAAGTTTATAATGCAATCCTAAATCAGGAAATCATGCCTTCCATGCGCGCTCTCATGACTGCTGGTAAGGCTCTTGATCGTGACAATACTGCTGGATATAATTGTTCTTATCTTCCAGTTGAAGATCCCAAGGCATTCGATGAGGCCATGTGTATTCTCATGAATGGAACCGGGGTAGGCTTTTCTGTTGAGCGTCAGTATGTAAATAAGATGCCAGAAATTCCTGATCATCTTTTTGATTGCGATACAACTATTACTGTTCGCGATAGCAAGGAAGGTTGGTCAAAGGCTCTTCGAATGCTGATTTCACTTTTGTATGCAGGTGAAGTTCCGAAGTGGGATCTAAAGCTTCTGCGTCCTGCTGGTGCACCACTCAAGACATTTGGTGGTCGTTCATCTGGTCCGGAACCGCTTGATGATCTATTCAAGTTTATTGTTCGCGTATTCAAGAATGCAAAGGGTCGCCGTCTAACTTCTCTTGAATGCCATGATATTATGTCCAAAATCGGTGAGGTTGTTGTTGTTGGAGGAGTTCGTCGTTCAGCAATGATTTCACTTTCAAATCTCAGTGATGATCGTATGCGTCATGCCAAGGCAGGTTCTTGGTGGGAAACAAATGTACAGAGGGCGCTATCTAACAATTCTGCTGTTTATACGGAAAAGCCAGAGGTTGGTCCCTTCATGACTGAATGGCTTTCTATCTATGAAAGTAAGTCAGGTGAACGTGGTATCTTTAATCGCGATGCATCAAAGAGAGTAGCAAAAAAGAATGGCCGTCGTGATGCGGATCATGAGTTTGGTACAAATCCCTGCTCAGAAATTATTCTTCGTCCATATCAGTTCTGTAATCTTACTGAGGTTGTTATTCGTCCGGATGATACAGAAAAGACCTTGAAGAAGAAGGTCAAGATTGCCACTATTCTTGGAACATTCCAGTCAACCCTGACTTACTTCCCATATCTCCGTAAGATTTGGCAGAAGAATACAGAGGAAGAGCGTCTCCTTGGTGTTTCTCTAACGGGCATCTATGATAATAGCCTGACAAATAATCCAAACAATCCTGAACTTCCAAAACTTCTTGAAGCTCTTCGTGAAGTTGCTGTTGAAGCAAATAAGGAATGGAGCGAAAAGCTAGGAATCAATCAGTCGGTAGCTATTACTTGTGTTAAGCCAAGCGGAACAGTCAGCCAGCTTGTTCTTTCATCAAGTGGTATCCATCCCGGCTTTGATAAGTATTATATTCGCCGTGTTCGTTCAGATAATAAGGATCCTCTGACAAAGCATCTTATTGCTGCTGGTATTCCGCATGAGCCGGATTTTACTAAGCCGCATTCAACAACTGTTTTTTCTTTCCCGATGAAGCTTTCCGATTCTTCAGTAACAAGAGAAGATGTAACAGCAGTTGATCATCTTGAACTTTGGTTGAAGTATCAGGAACATTGGTGCGAACATAAGCCATCGGTGACAATCAATGTCAAGGAAGAAGAATGGCCGCGAGTTGGCGCTTGGGTTTATGATCACTTCAATGAACTATCTGGTGTTTCGTTCCTGCCATATGATGGTGGTACATATCGTCAGGCTCCATATGAAACTATCACCAAGGAACAATATGAAGAAGCAATCAAGAAAATTCCAACAACTATGGATTGGGATAATCTAATTGAAGTTGATGATAATGTAGAAGGGGCGCAAACATTGGCTTGTACAGCTGGAGGCTGCGAAATCTAATGAAGTACATTTCAATCGACAGCGGAAAATGGGAAGATGTTAATAGGACATATCGAGTTCTTCAATATGAACAAAGAGACAATTCCACCGCTGTTGATTTGAAATTGGAATTAGAAGATGGATCAATATTACATAGAACTGTCCCTAATCATTATATTAATTGGATTTTTAATTGGAATTCTGGTTATTAATATGTTGTTACATACCGATAAAATCGCAGCAAGTAAGGTTGAAGATTGCCTTGAATCTTTAAAGTCAAGAGAGGAAGCTTGCTGGAAAATGGCAAAGGTATTTCTTGAAAATAAAGATCCTCATGGTGTACATGATATGGGAGTTGAGATACAAGCTTTACAACGAGCTATAGCAGAATTAACAAAGTTAGAAGAAAAATAATTCTATATACTTCAGAGATGACTAATTTTTCTGGAGTATAAAAATGTCAAAAAAAGATTCCTGGTTAAATTGTGATGCATGTGATTCAGAATTCAAAATTTTTTCTGATTCAGATGAAGATATTTGTTTTTGTCCATATTGTGGATATGAATTAGAAAATATCTTACATGAAGATCCTTCCGATTGGAATATTGATGATATAGAAGAAGATTAAATGACTTGGCTCTATAAAGGCCAGATCATTGAAGAAATTCCTGAATCTGAAACTAAGCCTTATGGCTTCATCTATATCATAACACAAATATCAACCAATAAAAAATATATTGGAAGAAAGTACTTTACTAAAGCTGGATACAAAACAGTCAAGAAAAAGAAGAAAAGAATACGAGTAGAGTCTGACTGGAAAAAATATTGGAGTTCATCTCCTTCTTTATTACAAGAAGTAGAAAATGCTGGAGAAGCTGATTTTACTAGAGAAATTGTGAAATTATGCTATAGCAAGTCTGAATGCTCGTATTATGAAACAAAGTTAATATTCGAGACTGATGCCATTATTTCTGAAAATTATTTTAATGACTGGGTCAGTTGTAAAATTTCAGGAAAACACATTAAAAAGATTTAATTTGTCATAATATCGCTCTCTGATATTATGAAGAGATGTCCCTATCGTCTAGTGGTTAGGACTTCGCACTTTCACTGCGAAAACCGGAGTTCGAATCTCCGTGGGGACACCAATTGTTTTTTTCAAAAGAAAAAATAGTTGTTGTATTATTTCTACTGAAGAGTATACTTACTATTAGTGGTCCCCGGTAGCTCAGTGGTAGAGCGTTC